GATTTTTTCAGCTTCTTGTTCACGCATATATTTAGTATTAGCCAGTCTTTCTTTTTCAATACTTAACTGAACAATTCTTTCATTTGCTTTTGCAATAGCTCCTGAATCCCCTGATTCGATCGCTTGTTGTAAAGCTCTTGATGCGTCTACAGAATCTGAATTAATTCTTTTTTCAAATTCAGAAAGATAATTATCTTCAAGTTTTGGAAATCTTCTTTGAAGTTCATCCATTTTTTTCTGAATACCCTTCGCATAAGACAGAGCAGCTTTTTCTCTTCTTTGAGCTTCTCTCCAATTTCTAGTTAAATCATTTATTCTGCTTTTTACATTTTCAGAATATTGATTTAAATCTTGAGGATCATTTTTATCTTCTGATTTTTCTTCCTTAGGTTCTTCTGTTTCTTCCGCATGGACAACTTCTATTTTATCGTCTTTGTGTTGATTAACAGCTGTACCGTCTGGTTCAACTTCATATTTTGGAATAACAGGTTCTTTTGATTCAACCTTTTTTTCTTCAACTTGAACTTCTCTATCTTCGACTCCTGAAGTGTCAAGTTCTACTTCGCTGGTATCTAAACCATATTTATCTTTAACCATCTCTTAGCTCCTTAGTATGTGTGCAGTATATCCTCTGGATTACTGATTTTAGCGATGACTTCATCATCGTTTAAAATACGCACTTCACCGCCATCAATTTTAAAACGGCTTCCTGCATATCGACCGAAGATAATCCAATCACCTTCTTTACACCATGGTTTGCCTCCAAACTTATCTTTGTCTGAATAACAAAGTGGCCCCATTTTAAGAACCAATGCACAAACAGTTGTCATTTGAATTCTTTCATGAGTTACGTCTGAATACACTAACCCACCCTTAGTTTGTTTAGGGCCTGAATATGGAAGAACTAACATTCTCCATCCAGTTGGTTGAGGTAATTTTTCTACGGCTTTTTTATCAATGGAATCGGAATGTAAGTAAAGTTTTTCTACTTCTTCCTTAGTTTTATAAGCATTGAGAAGACTTCCATTTTTAGTCTCCTGCGCCTTCGGCGTTATTATCGTCATGTAGCTCCTGTTTTTTGAACAAGTCCGTTAGGTCTTGTTGCAGATCCTCTATGGATCTGATCTGTCCTATTATATATTGATATTCGTTCCAGTTGTCAACACCAATTACAACTTTCTCTTTAAGTCGTTCAAGCTTAGGAGTTAGAAGTTTCTTCTTGATGTATTTTATTGTTTCAAAATCCATTACTTACGTTTGATTAAATCTGTAGCCTTTAATCCATAAACTGAGGCTATGACTCCTACAAAAATTGTTTGATACCAAAACGGTAATTGTGAGAAATACTCAAAGAATAACTGCATTTTCTCCATGGCACTTGGGTCTTCTGAAAAGACTGCCCAACTTAACATAACAATTGGAGCCGACAATAATAATAAAATAAATTCGTCTTTCCAGTCCGATTGCCTCGCTTCAAGTAATTTTCCCTGGTACTCCGCTTGTCCGTTAGCCATCTTCTCAGCGTGACGCATTTGCGCATCTGCCATTAACATCTTAGTTTTTTGTCTATTCTGATATACGTGAGCTCCCGCTTTCGCTGCTAATTTAAGTGCACTAAACCACATTAATATACTCTCGCTTTTTTAACTCTACCTTTTAATACTTTACCAGATCCTCTAACTAATCCACCATCTCTATATTCAAAATTAAATTTATATGGAGTAACAGGATTTCTTCCACCTGGAGTTACCGATTTTGCTTTTGTGGTGTCTACACAAGGAGGCATAGATCCATCTGGGCAAAGTATTACTTTTGGATCTGGTCCACTGTTTTTAAGATCTTTTGGTGGTTTAAATCCAGTTATTCCTGTAGCTTTTAAATAATCTTCATCGGGACTACCAATTTTTGTATTAAGAGGTCTTCCTTCTGTTCTATAAAAATCTCTGGTGATAGGTAATACTTTTTTATTGGTAAAAACAAATTCTCCTTTAGCTCTTTTAGCTCTTCTTGCATTTTCTATCATCTTCATACCATGTATTGCTAATCCAACTGGAGTGACTGGAGGAATATTTAAAGTGCTTTTAGTAGTCGAAGGTGGTGCTTTAGGAGGTTTGACTGTGCCTCCACCACCTGTGCTTGTAGGACTACTTCCCTTTGCTCCAAATTGATCTGTAAAATCTTTTTCATAACCACCTGATCCACCAGTATCCCCTGGTCCTGGAGCTGATGTAGCGTTACCCATTGCAGCGCTTTGTGCTTGATTAGCAGCATTACCCATATCCATACCACCACCTCTAAGTTTAAGTACTTTGATACCTTGAGATGAAGGGCCTTTTTTAGGTGGAGGGCCAGATTTTTCTCCTAATCCGCCATTTTTCTTTTTTTCAACACCTTTAATCTTGCCTTTATTCATAGATGCGTAAAAAACTTGCTCTCCACGCTTAGATCCGTACTGATCTTTCATAGATTTCATAATTTTTTTACCTTTTTTGTTCAGTGGCACGATCTTTTTCCTGTTCTAATTTTTCTTCTTGTAATTCTACTCTCTTTTTACCTAATTCTTCGTTCAAATTCAACTTGTCTTCGGCTAAAGTTTGTTGTGCACTGAATTTATTCGCCTCAAATTCCATTTTTTGAGCTTCTTCTTGTGCTTTTCGGTTAATATCCATTGCTCGTAGATCTAATTCTCTTTGTTTTAGAGCTAAAAGTGGATCTTGGTTCTGTTGAGCATTGAATTGTTGCTCCATTGCTACTAATTCTTGAACTCTTTGAGCAATTCTTTGTGCAACAGCGTTGTCAAACTCAATAGTAAACGATTCTTCATCAGTAGATTGCAGTTCTGCCATTCTTGGGTCTTGATTAAACATCTGTAATATCTCTTGTTTAACCTGTAATGACACGTGTTCCATTAAATGACCTTGAAGTAATCCATAAATTTGTGGATTTACTTGAACCATTCTCGATGTCATGAACGCCATATGTGCTTGAATGTGTGCTTCATGATCTTGTTGCGGAAATGCTTTTGGTAGTACCATCTGTAAGGCACCTGTATTTTCAATTGCAGGGTCTAAAGGTTTAGGTGGTTCAGGTGGTGGTTTTAAAATACCGCTAATATTTTTTACGCCTAAAGCTTGGTACATTCTTTTGTAAGCTTCATGTATATCATGCATTTGAGGATTGGATTGAGCAAGTTGTAGCTCCGCTTGTGCAACCTGTATTCTTTGTGTCATAGAATAAATATCAGGGTCTGCTACTGGTATTACATCCACTCTATCATCAAAGTCAGCTTGTTTAATAAATCTATTGCCTCCTACAACATCATATGGATATTCTGGTGGTAGATAGTCAGCGAATACTTGGGATAACATCTTAAATTCTTGTCTCATTGCATAGTAACATCTTTTGTGAATTGCAGACATAACTTTCGACCCCCGCTCAAGGATAGCCATTGTAGTTCCAACAGGTGATTGTGCATTCATGTCAGAGACTTTCATATCAGCAATAGATGCAAATCTTCGTCCAGACTCAACACAGAAATTTAACAATTGAAATAAAGTTTGATCTGGGCCTTTAAATGGTAAAAATTGAAATTGATCTTTAATATTTCCACCAGGAGCATCTACGTCTCTAAATTCACCTGGCTGTAAAGGTTCTGCATCATCTCTAATTCTTAAACCTCTAGACTTAAATCCAGCAGGTAGATTAGATAATGTTCCTGCATCTAACAATTGTCTTAGTGCAGAAGTTGCAGTTCTACTTAGTCCACCAATCATATGTATTAAACCAAAACCATAGAACCCAAGTCCTGGTAAAAACTTATAATGCACAAAGAAATTTTTTCTTTGTTTCATCGGATCATTTTCTTTATAGTTTCTATAGATAGATAAAACTTTTCTAGAGTCTTCATCAATAGTAACTATGTAAGGAACTTTGATTCCATCTTGGTCTTCATAACCAGGTATATCTAAGTTCGTATGAACCTCAATTAAATTATATAACCCTCCACGATCCCGTCCATCATTTGTGGACACGCCCTCCAGCTCATAAACTTTTTCTTGAACTTTGTTTTGTTTATAAACTGGTTTCGGAAGTTCTATATCTCTATAGAACCCAGAAACTTGTAATTTTCTTAAATCATTTTCTGATGTTTGAATAATTTGTGTAATTCTACTTGCATCAGATAAATCAGATGCATTGTATGGCACTACTAAATCTTCTGCTTTAATAAATTTAGAAGAAGCTCTGTTTAATACTGGATCAAAATAAACTTTTTTAAATGTAGATCCTGTTAGTGGAAGGATAAATAACATTTGATCCATGTCAGGAGTATACTCTTCCATCTTGTTCATAAGCATGTAGTTCATATAATCTTTAACTCTAGCTGCTTGATCTATTTTTTCATCTGTTTGTGCACCGATGACTTCGGTTCTGACTGGTCCGTCTGAAGGCACTAATTCTTTTATTGCTTGTGCTTGAAACTGTGTTGCTGATTCTGCTAGTAATGGATGGGTTACACCCGCAGCACCTAAGAACGGTCTAGTTGGAGATTCATATTTGAATCCTAATAAGTCTAAACCTTTAATGTATGTGTCTACCCATTCTTGTCTTGATCTTTTGTCTTGTTCATAATCTGATACTAAATCAGATCCAAGTCTAGCTAGGGTCTGGTCATCTAATCGTTCCGCTAAGTTAGCATAAAAGGATTCTTCTTCAACTTCTTCAGGGACTTCACCTGCAATTACATTTTCATCTTCATCAAGTACCGTATCTACATCTTCAGGAATAGACCCTGTACCTTGTTCTTCGATTTCTAATTCTTCTCTGTTTTCTAAATCTTCTCTCGACATTAATACACCTTAAATTTCTTTTTTCTTGCTAGCCCTTGACCCTTACAAGCCATACCACCTTTTTTTAATCTAAGCTCTGATTCTTTTTTAAACCCTTCTACTCC